AGAGTTCTAGGAGACTCCTGGAACAAGATTGCTTAGTGCATCTCAATCTGCAGCCGAAGGTCTTATTGCTGCTTTAAATGACTATTCTAGTACAGCAATGGATATTGACACGGCAATTAAAGTGACTCGCATCCTTAAGGATGTGGGAGGAATTGTTAAATCATTAGATATTGCTATGAAGCAGGCTAAGGCCGAACAAATAGAATCAGGTAGAATCAAGGGTGGAGGTATCCTTGGTCTCTACGAACAATAATTTTTAATATTAACAATTTAAATTTTTACGAAAATGTCAGATAGTAAAGTTTTTATGTTCCCTGAAGGTGGGTATGGTAATAACAACAACGGTCTCCTCGGTGGTTGGGGAGGCGGTATCCTTGGTTTTATTCTCGGTATCCTCTTAGGTAACGGTGGTTTCTTTGGTAATGGTTTTGGCGGTAACGCATATGGTCTCGCTAACCAGATGAATAACGACAACAACACAGACCTTGTTATGAATGCGATCAACGGTACAGACGCTGATGTACGTCAGTTGGCTACATCTCTTAACGCAGATATCAACGAAACTAGATCTGCAATTAACACAGTTCAGGCTGCTATCGCACAGCTGAGTGCACAGACTGGAATGGGCTTCTTGCAGGTAACAAATGCTATTCAATCAGGTGATGCTTCTCTGTCTCGTCAGCTGTGTGAGTGCTGCTGCGAGAATCGTCTGCTGACTACACAGCAGGGTTATGAGAATCGCATCCAGACAATTGAGCAGACCAATACTCTTGGCAACACAATCAACGGTAACGGCCGCGCAATTACTGATGCAATAGCAGACCTGAAGACTGCTATGACAAGCGAGTTCTGCAGCGTTAAGGAACGTGAAATGCAGAATAAGATCAACACGCAGGGTGATATTATCACACAGCTCCGTGGTAAGCTTGACAATGCAGATCAGACGGCTAAATTTGCAGCTATGCTTGCTCCAATGTAGAGCCAAATAAACGCAATAGCTAGTAAACAACCTAATACAGTTCCTGTACAGTGGCCACAGCTTACAGCTGTTAACACTACTCCGTATGTGAGCGGTGGTTTCTATGGAAACAACTGGGCTAACGGTTTCTGGGGAAATGGTTTTGGTAATAACGTTATTTTTTGAGGAGGATTGAGTCATGGGGTGCTTTAATGTAACTACTAATGTAAATGGAGTTCCTTACCTGAGCACGACCGGCGTAACAGCAACAGAAGAGTCTGTTAACTTTTCTTTAGGCTTCCGCAGCGTACAACCTGTTGGTTATTTGACGATACGTATCGCCAATGCTATTCCTACAGGTACTACAGATACACTGCCAGTTACTATTACGCTGAATGGTGTTACTCGTGCACTTACCCTCTTTAACGGAACTCCCGTAACTGTTGCAGATGTTACTGGTACTGGAATAATTGTTGTATTCAACGATAAGTTTAACGGCATATTACAGATGATCAGTGCTCCTGTAGCATAATAAAATAACTAAAAATAAAAATAACTATGTTTTCAGCTTTACGTCAAGGGGCTCTTCTCTATATATTAGAAAAAGGAGAGAAGCCTAGTTTTAAAATAGGTACGATTGAGAGTGTTACTCAGCCTCGTCCTAAGTATAATGGATATAATCCTACTGTACCGTTTGGTGCTGCTGTAGAGACTATTGTTGATATAACAGTGAAAGTGGATAACGATAAGAAGGATTATATTGGAGTTCCGAGCAATGCTTCTGTTCACGGATACGGAAACATCGTAATAAGCGAAAGCCGTGAGGCGATGGTGTCCGAAGTCAATTCTATGTTACAGACAAGTAAATAGATTATAGAAAGTGTAGATTACCATAAGAAGGTAATCGAGTCTTGTGAAGAGATGTTAAAGCAGCTTGATCCAGATTATGCAAAGCAGCAAGAAAGAGATAGCGCCATAGACAGCCTTAAAAGTGAAGTAGGTTCTCTAAAGAATGATATGACAAAGATATTGAACCTCTTGACAAAGGCTGGAGCAAATTAAAATTTGTTTACTATGGTATTGATAGAATTTAAAGAAGCTGCTTTGAACAATGCATTCGAAGAACTCGATGAAGCAAAAAAGAGTTTGAAGAAAACTAAATTAGCATTATGCAACGTTGAAGATTCTCTTTGTGAATTATACGAGTCTTCAAAGGAGTATGATGAATCAGAAGACGTAGATTACGAAGAAGAGCCGATTTCTGCAGAAGGCGAAGTTCAGTTCAATTATCGTAATCGTCGTAATATGCGAAATTACATGCGTCATGGCATGCGTATGAGGATGCGCGGCCAGGGTCGTTATTCTTATTAATTTGTATAGGGGCGGGGCCACAACCGCCCACTATACCATAAACGTTGTTATCATGAATAATACCGATTTAACCCAATATGATATAAAGCCGCAGGGAATGATAAATTACCTGCGTTACAACGGACCTCACTTTAATAAGAAGCTATGTGAATTCGCAGTTAGTCACATGACTAAAAAGGTCGGATCAAATCTTGTCCCGATAACACCGTTCAGTAAGGATGATGTAGATAACATTCTTAAGGCGAGTGGTGTTGTTGTAAAAGGTGGATAGTTATATGATTATGTGTTTGTAGCGAATATGTGTAAAGCCGATTTCTTTGGCTCAAGCATATCAGACAATGTTCATTTGGCCAAGTATATAAAAGATGTACTTGACGACGATGACGCCTATGATGGTATTGTATTCAACCGGTGGTATGCTGACATGTGCCGCAAAGGGGTTGTAATAGATTGGGAGGAGATGATTTGATATGGCCAAACATTATATTGAGCTCGGAGACGGTAGCTGGGGCATTGTAGCTTGTTACGGCGTAACAGCACGCGATACAGAAGAAGTAGCAAGTTTATTACGTGCCCTAGGCTGTTCCGAGAAGAATATATATAAATCAATACAAATAATAACACGCAAACTTAATTCTGCATTTACATTTTCTAATACAGAATTAAAAATGAGTTTGGTTTGTATTGGTGAGACCACATCATCTGATCAATTAATAAACAGTTTAGTACATGAAGCGAAGCACGTATAGTCTCATGTATGTGAATACTACAACGTAGATGAAGGCAGTGAAAGAGCTTCGTACTTAATTGGATATATTGTATAGATGATGTATAAAGAAGTTAGGTAGATTGAAAAGAGATAGTATGGTAGATTTTAATAAGAAAATTTATAATACGGATAAATTCCGAAAGGCCGCACTGTTCTTCTAGGAACATGGTGTGTACACATTGGCTCCGAGAGGAACTACTGATTACGTTAGATATTGGGAAGAAGAAACGAAAAGATGCTTATACGGGTATGTTGCTCCCGATGGAGACGCAATCACGGGGTACCACTATTTCTATTTAAACTACAGTCCTATCATGAAACTAGAAGAAGTCGAATATACGGATCGTTACGGAAATAAGCGTAAAAGTAGGGAGCGTATATTTGACTTCCCTAGATTCTGGGATTATGATTATTATTACTTTAATGCTATAGAAGAGGCAGAAATACAGGGTAAACATTTAGCTGTATTGAAATGTAGGCAACGTGGTTACAGTTTTAAAGGCGCATCTATGCTGGTTAGAAACTATGAACTAGTTAAGGGATCGAAAAACTTTGCTGTAGCATCTGAACAAAAATTCTTAGTCGGCGATGGTCTTTTAACCAAAGCTTGGCAGATAATGGACTTTGTTGACAAACATACAGAATGGTCTAAATAGAGATTGACCAGTACTCGTATGGAACGTGTATCTGGTTATAAAGTAAAAGACGAGTTTGGTAAAGAAACTGAACAAGGTTATCTATCAAGTATTACTGGTATTACTTTGAAGAATGACCCAGAACGTCTTCGTGGTACTCGTGGTAAACTTGTACTATTTGAGGAGGGTGGTAAATTTCCAAATCTAGAAACAGCTTGGCGTATTGAGCAACCAGCTGTAGAAAGAGACGACGGCGTGGCTTTTGGTACACTTATAGCATTTGGTACTGGCGGTACAGAAGGTGGTAGTTTCGATGGTCTAAAGAATTTATTTTATAACCCAAAGGCTTTTAATATCCTATCGTTTCCAAATATATGGGACGACGGATAGGAAAACACAGAATGTGGATTCTTCGTTCCTTCTTGGAGTAATATGGAAGGATATGATGAAGACGGAAAGCCTTTATTTATGGATAAAGATGGAAACAGCGACAAAGAAAAAGCAATAGAAGAACTGGTCAATTAGCGCAATATTATCAAAGATGGTGGAGCTACTTAGCAATCTATAGATAGATTCATATCGGAACGCCCATTAAAACCACAAGAAGCAGTATTAGAGTTAGGTAAGAATATATTTCCAAGAAAACTTCTGATGGACTAGTTAACGCGTATTCGCACCAATATAAAGCTTAAAAACATGAAACACATTGTAGATTTGCAATGGGATGGTAATGGCGGTGTAAAAGCAATAGAAAAGAAGTCTGGCGATATTACTACATATCATTTAAAGAAAGACGATAAACCAGATGGATCTGTAGTAATATGGGAATACCCAATACCAGACCCTCCGTTTGGATTATACATCGGCGGTTGCGACCCCTACGACCACGATGAATCGTTCACAAACTCTTTAGGTTCTACATTTATATTCAAACGTGTAAAAGCTGGAGAAGCATGGAACGATGTAATCGTTGCAGAATACACTGGACGTCCAGATACAGCGGAAGAGTATTACGAAAATGTACGTAAGCTGCTAATATTCTACAATGCCCGATTATTATTCGAGAATGAACGTAAGGGTATATATCCATACTTTACGAATAAACATTGTGACTATTTACTGGCAGATCAGCCAGATAAGATCATTACGGAAGTATTTAAAGACAGTAAGGTGCAGCGCCGAAAAGGCTGCCACATGACTAAATCCATCAGAGCATATGGAGAAGGTCTTATATTGGAGTGGCTTATGGATGAATATGAACCAGGCCATCCAAACATAGAAAGAATATACAGCGAACCTTTAATCGAAGAACTTATAGAAAACGACGGTGTAAAAAACGTAGACCGTGTAATAGCGTTGTGTATGGTTATGATATATAGAGAAGAACTATACTAGGTTAAAGTTTCTGCTGCAAAAGAATAGAATAAACAGGTTGAACTCTTCGAAATGCCTCTATTCAGCGAACGTTGGTTTAAAGATACAGATGAGGCGCAACAAGATGATATACCGATATTTAGCTTTTAACAATGGTAAGAGTAGAAGATAATTTATATAATGCAACATTTCCTCAATAGAAACTGCCTCTATCAAAGAAGAACGAAAAATGGCAGCACGATTGTATAAACTATATAATTGGTGAGGGCAATGTAGTGTCTGGTGGAATGACCAAGACACGTTTCGGGGAGATACAGACCTATTATAATTTATACAACAGTATCTTCGACGAAAAGGATTTTAAACGAATAACAAACCCGTTTAAAGTTGAAGATGGATTTCCTGCAACTCCATAGGACTTCAATATTATCAGACCAAAAATAGACTTGCTGATAGGTGAAGAAACGAAACGCCCTATGAACTTTAGAGTTGTACGTACATCTCAAGAAGCTGCTTCTGAACTTATGGATACAGAGAAAGAAATGTTGATGCAATACATAATGGCATCGATAACAGCTCGTATGAGTCCAGAGGAACAAGAGCGGTTCTAGCAATAGTTGCAGAGTGGAGAAGTTATGCCACCTGAAGCTATTGCAAAATATATGCAGAAAGATTATAAAGATGTTATTGAGAATACAGCATATCATACGTTAATATATCTTAGAGAGAAATTAAACTTAGACAACGAGTTTATAAAAGGATGGAAAGATGCACTTATAGCAGGTGTAGAAATATACTACGTTGGCATAAATAACGATGAGCCATATATGGAGCGTGTCAATCCGATGTATTTTTCTTACGATCATGCACCCGACTTAGATTTTATAGAAGATGGATCGTGGTGTTGCCGTAGGATGCGTCTTCCAGTTGCAGAGATATATGATAGGTATTATGATAAGCTCACAACCAAGGATCTTGACAAATTGAATGAAATGCTTACTGGAAGACCGTCAAATGATGTTGGTGAAAAGGATCCTGTTGACAACTTCAATAGCATTCAAATGCATATATACGACAATCCTCTTATGGATCAGAAGACCAGATATGCTATAGACGTATGGCACTGCTGCTGGAAATCATTTAAAAAGATATATTATGTTACTACAGTAGATGAAGCTGGACAGCCTCAAGTTACTATAGTTGACGAAATGTATAAGAAGGTTGGTACAGAGCTTTAGGTAGAAGAAGATTGGATTGTAGAAGTGTGGGAAGGATATAGAGCAGGCAGTGATTTATACTTTGGTATACAGCCAATAGAATATCAGCATGTATCTGTAGATAATCCGAACTCATAGAAACTGCCTTACTGCGGCTGTGTCTATTCTAATACAAACAGTAGACCTAGGTCTCTTGTAAGTATCCTTAAACCACTTCAGTATATGTACATTGTATTGTGGTATCGTTTGGAGTTGGCAATCGCCAGGGACAAAGGAAAGGTTGTAAATATGGATATTACGCAGATACCTAAGTCTATGAACATAACTCCAGACAGGTGGATGCATTATCTGTCTAGCGTTGGTGTAAACTTTATAAATCCTTACGAAGAGGGTTGGAATGTTCCTGGGCGTGAAGGCGGTAAACCTGCTACATTTAATCAGATTACAGCATTAGATCTTACTATGTCTAACGTAATAGCTGAGTATATACAGCTGATGGATAAGATAGAACAGTTGGCAGGTACTATATCAGGTATTACCGAACAGCGAATGGGTGCTATAAGCACACATGAGCTTGTAGGTAACGTAGAACGATCAGTAGTTCAGTCTTCTCATATCACAGAACCTTTATTCTGGGCACACAATCAGTGTAAGCGTCATGCATTAAATATGTTGCTTAATACTGCAAAAGGCGCTTGGGAACAAACAGGTAAGAAAAAGTTGTCGTATATATTTGATAATGGAGAACGTGCATACATCGATATCGCGCAAGATTTCTATTATGAAGATACTGATGTATTTGTAAGCGATACCTCCAAAGATATGGAGAATATACAGAAATTACAGCAGCTTATTCAACCAGCAATGCAAAACGGTGCTAGCTTGTTAGAAGCAGCAGAAGTGCTTACTAACGATAACTTCAATATCATCAAACAGAAACTTTTGGAGATGCAGCAACGTCAAGAGGATGCTACTCGTCAACAGCAAGAAGCTGAACAACAGCAAGCTGTACAGTTGCAGCAAATGGCTAACGAACAGCGTGAGCAAGAGCTTATGCTTGAAGAAGCCAAGATGGAACTCGAGCGCTATAAGATTGATGCTGATAATCAGACTAAGATTGCAGTTGCAGAAATCAGTGCTTATCGTGGTACTGAAGAGAAGGATGTAAATGAAAATGGATAGATCGATATGGTTGAGATAGGTAATCAGGCTTTACAGCAACAAAAGATTGCACAAGATGCTTATGTCAAGAAATACGAATCTAGACAAAAACGAGAAATAGAAGATCAAAAAATAAAACTTGAAGAAAAACGCATGGAACATGAAATGAAATTGCAAAAAGCTAAAGACGAAGCCGCGTTAGAGCGAGAAAAAATTAAAGCTCGCACTGCTTTAAAAAATCATGTTTCTGGCGAACAT